ATTTATGAAGAATATAAAGAGTTTAAAAGTCGTTCTGAAGCTAAAAAATGGCTTTCAGATTATATTGAAATAATAGAAATGATAGGAAATTAATATGAAACTAATGGGAGAAACATACGTTTACATGGAGTTCGAATTTGTAGTAATATTAATATTCTTACTATCAGTTTGTGCTTATCATTTAATAGTTAAATTAAATAAGATAGATAAATCTTTAAAGGAGATACAATGGAAATCGACAAAGAAGTAATTTACTTAGCAACAACTGATGAGCCTTACTCTAAACAGAGTGCAATGTTAGATTATAAAAAAGATAATCTTAAAAATGTTAAAGGCTGTTGGATTACAGCTAGAGCTACTGAAGTACCTAAGATGTCAATGGCATTGTTAAGTGAAGAATATTATTCTACAGGTGCTTACTATAGTGCTATTAAAGAAATACACGAACTTAATACAATTGTAACTACATTAAAAAACAAACGTGCTACTTCTATTCTTAAAATAGATGTTTGGAGAACATTAGAAGCTTCAAGACGTAAAGGTAATATAACATGAACAAAACACAGATAGCACAATGTAGTCTTAATGCTCCTATGTATAGAGATTTAAATGAACGTGAAATACTTATATATCAAGCAGGTTATAAGAATGGTTTTGCTATAGGAAAATCAGATAAAAATATAACAAAAATTAAAATAGAATACAAACACAATACTGCTGTTTTACCAGTAAACAATGCAGAAGTATTTGCTAAAATTGTTAAAATAGTTTGTCATTATTATCAAGTTCCTACAAAAGAAATTTATGGAAAATCTAGAGAAGGATATTTAATACCTCCTAGATCTATGATTATAAATCTAGCTAGAGAATGTACTACTTTATCATATCCAGAATTAGGTCATTATTTAAACAAGGATCATACAACTTTATTGTATCATGTAAAATGTAGATTAACTTTCAAAGGTATCTTCAAACATGATAGCAATCATAATGTATTTGCTTTCTTAAAAAGCGATATATTAGCTATAAAGCCTTGATATTACTGAATTTTTGAGCATCAGAGTCATCTGTTTAAGTCTTAAAATAGCTAGGTTGAGAGAATTAATAAGTGTAAAATCTTCAATTGGGAATCCTAGCGATGCCGAAATGTGTATTTTATAATCCAGACTAGTTGAGTTTATAGAGTACACACAGACTTGACAATGTGCGTTTTATGATTATTGTGATTTTACGTTTAAATTAATAAAAACAATAGAGGGTGTAATGTCTAACGAAGCTTTAGGAATTTTTCATAATACAATTATTCCACAATTTGTAGCACGAAGAAAAGAACTATCTATTTCACAATTAGAAATGGATGAGATTGTAGGAGTTGCCAAAGGTTTAGTTTCTAAATGGGAATGTGGAATTAGAAAACCAAGTGGTTATTTATTCTGCGTATGGGCTGATGCCCTTGGTATGCAAATCAACTTAACACAAAAGGTAAGAAATGACAATTAATCCAGACTTAAATCAAGCTGATGTAACTGATGATCCAATTGTAAATGAAGTTATTAAATTAACTCTTGATAGACATATGCAAGGTATGCATAAATTTGGTAAAACAATGGCAGCTAACGATAGACCATTGGATGAATGGATCAAAGAAACAACTGAAGAACTATTGGATGCTATTCACTATTTAGTTAAAGCTAAAACTCAAATAGATCAATTCAAAGTAAAACAAAAAGAATTAGAAGCTAAAGTTGCAGCTTTTATAAAACCACCATTTGAGAAAGAGAATGATGTTAAACTTATACAGGAAGAAGACTAATATAGATTATTCTGCTCCACACAATAGGCAGATGTATTTTAGGATGAGGCTATTAAGGTTCTATAAGAAGATAGAATCTGATGATGATATATATGTACGCACAGCTAAAATGATTTTAAGTGGTACATTACCATATCGTCATATGAATCAAATAGAAAAACTGAGGAGAGAACATGAAACTAGACAAAAAGAGAAATTTAGTAAGGTTGAGAAGAAAGGTACGAGTTCTATCGAAGAACAAATTAGAAAAGTTGTTAATAGTTTTACAAGCAAGATATAATACAAAAGAGTTAGACAAGGATGTTGAACATTACTTCAAGATAGGTGGAAGTATATGACAGATCATTTTATAATAATTAGAGTTAATGGAGTTCATAAAGATGAAATTAATAAATTAAAAGATGATTTAGAAAATGATTATTGGGATTGGAAAGAAATTACAGAACCATTAACTAAAATAAGAAATGAAAAATTAATGGGATTTGTTAATGAAATATAAATTTACTGAACAACAACAGAATAAAGTTATAGCCACTTGGGATATGTGGAGAACTAAGTTAGAAAAAGATTCCAAGAACTGGGATGAAAAACAAGAGCTAATGATGGCTGTAATAGAAACAATGATAGAGAAAGGGTTACATGAAGAACAATCAAGTGATTAACGGAGTTGAGTTTGATCGTAATACAGGATTAGGTGGATCAGATGCAACAAGAATATACGAAGGTGATTGGCATCAACTATGGTCTGAAAAAACTGGTAAGAGTCAATACCCAGATTTGTCAGATGTGTTGCCAGTACAAATGGGAATACATACAGAACCATTTAATATAGCATGGTTTGAAAAACAATCTGAAATGAAAGTTAGAGGAAATAATGAACACTTTGTTCACAAAGATTATGAGCATTTATACTCTCACCCAGATGGTATAATTGATAGTGTTAACGCATTATTAGAATGTAAACATACCAATGCTTTCAGTAATGCAAAGAAGGTAGCCGATAAATACAAAGCACAATTGCAACACAATATGATGGTATGTGGTTACAATAAGCTATATATATCAGCCTTTTTTGGCAATTTAAAGTATGAAGTGATTGAAGTTAACGAAGACAAAGAGTTTCAAGAACAATTACTAAGTGCTGAATTAGTATTCTGGCATTATGTTCAAGCCGATAAAGAACCACCAGAGTTTATCGACTTTAAAAACTTTAACAAAAAGGAGTGGGATGAAGGAAGAACGATTATACCCATACTCTCCAGGTCATAGGGACGTGGAAACTTCTATAGAAGCTGCTGAAGCTATTAAAGAAGGTGTAGAAACTATTAGGAATAAAGTATTTAATGTTATTCTTAATAAAGGAAATTTTGGTGCTACTGCAGATGAAGTTGCTGAGTTGTTAAACTTTAGTCCATTTACAGTTAGACCAAGAGTGACTGAGTTATTCAAGCTTGATAAAATTGAACGTAAAGATAAACGTAAAAATCTTAGTATGAAATCTGCATATGTTTATGTAGTTAGTAAATCTTATGTTAATAATCAATATACAACAAAAGGAATATGATGAGAGTAGGAAAAAATGAAAACTATCTAATATGGGATCAAGCTAAAAGTACAGATCCTAAATGGACAAAGCCATTTCCAAAGTTTGGAAAAACATTAACCACTATCGATCCAATGTCGCAAATTATGTGCATGACAGGATTGTTTGGCCCAGTTGGTAAGGGTTGGAGATTTGTAAATGCTTTTACATACACAGATCAAAATGTGTTTGCAGAAGTTAAAGTACAATGGAAAGATAATGATACTTGGTATTCATATGGCCCAATATCTAGTGTGTGTGCTTTATATAAAAAAGCAGGTACGTTAGATGATGAAGCCCCTAAGAAAGCAGCGACAGACGCATTGACTAAAGCATTTAGTTATTTAGGTCTTAATGCTGATGTGTTTCTTGGTATGTTTGATAGTAATAAATATGTTTCAGAAATGAAATCAAAATTCAGTTCAAATGGATCTGCTGATAATGTTAAAGTAATAGATCCTAAAAATCTAAGAGAGGTAAAGAATGATCAATAAAGTTATTTTAGTAGGAAGATTAGGTGCTGAACCTGAAATAAAACAAACTAAAAAAGGTGATGCATTTGCAAATATGTCTATTGCAACTAATAAAAAGATTAAAGACGAAGAAAAAACAACTTGGCATAAAGTTGTAGTCTTTGATCCTAGATTAGCAGAGATGGTTGGCAAATATGTAAAATCTGGTACTCAAATTTACCTTGAAGGTGAAATTGAAACTAGAAGTTATGAAGATGGTGGTGGTCAAAAAAGATATGTAACTGAAATTATCGTTCCAAGATTTAGTGGAGTAATTAGAATGTTAAGTTCTAAGAAAGATAATGTTTCTAGTTCAACAATTCCTGCAGCTAAAGAAGATGCATGGGATGAAGATAAACCACAGTTTTAAATATTAAAGAATTTAGAAAGAGAAGGAACTGGCGAATGTGCCGACAAACCTTTTTAAATAGGCGATATAGTAATCCTCTACATCAGAAATGATTAGTAAAGCACTAGAATTGTAAGATTTATCTTATTGGTTTGATAGTACCACTTTAGCGAGTTTAAACTATCAAATGCTAGTAGTTCATTACTAGCTCCTATTAGGGTAAGCAATGTCTGATAGTCCAGTATGGTGAAATCATATATAACACCATTGGTTTATGCTATTTTGATGTTGCTTACTTTTTTACTATATAAAGCCTTAGTATTAGTGTGCTTATTGAAGTTGCCCTTTAATAGCTCTCACACACTCTTAGACAAGCATTAAGCATATTATGATAGATGGGTAGTATTAAGCCTTCTTAGGCTTTCTACGTTCAGATATAGGCTGTTTAGAGCCTGTTTCTTCAAACTGTTCTTCATGTGGAGTGTTATCTAATAACTCTTGGATAAACTCCCTCTCATTCTCATAAGTTTTATCGTCTGCTTTATCTTTATCCATTAGCTAAGAGGATTTGCACTACTTAATTTTAATTCTTGTAATTGTAATTTAAGAACTTCTATTTCTTTTTTTAAAATTGCTATGTCAGTATGACTATGTGTATTATCTACACTTTCTAATGCTTTAACTTTTTCTTCAAGTACAGCAATTATAGAAATATCAATTGTTTTAGATGCGTTTGTTAATACATCAA